GTGTATAGTTTTTACATTTTCTTTATCCATTTTATCAAGCATATGTTCAAATTCATCCTCTGTAGATTCACCGCCAGATGACATACCTAATGACCTAGATGGATAACCAAGTCTATGGTTTAATGGTTTCATATGTTTTTTCCAATCATCTAGGAGTGATAGTAAGCGTTCCATAGTTATCATGACTTAACTTTTTCCTCTATAAGTCTTGCAAATATAGTAATGCGGTCTATGGTAATTGGCTCGTATCCAGTAGGAAATACTTTTTTGTATATAGCAATAATATCTTCTTGTGTCATATTCCTAATTTAACTCCTTCTGAACCTATTGCACTTTCACCAAATGAATCTACTGTGACATTGTGTCTTAAATTATGCTTAGTATCTTTTTCTGTGTATGTATGCGTTTCTAGTATTTTATCTTCTGGAATATTTAAATTATGATTAAAGATTTCATCTAGTGGATGGCGTTTAGGTTTGTAATATTTGTATAATTTTTTACCAGCGTCATTGTAAAGCAATCCTTCTTGGACTAATTCCATAAGAGGATATTTTAAATCATACTGGTGAACCCTAATTATAACAGCTAACTGTACAGATGTTTTAATATCATCGCCTATGACTTTCATAATCTCTTGTTTTAAAAACTTTCTTTTTTCAGCTTGAGATAAATGATCTAATGATAATTTAGGATACATCTTTTACTTTACAATGCCATTTGCGTTTTTCATCTTGATGCCAACCATGCACATGAATAGTCCATCCAGCTTCACGAACTATACCAATATTTTCATGGTCTGCTATTTTTTTAATCCTAGCGTTAATATTTGTTGCGGTGGTAGTTTGTACTGCAAGAACTTCTTTGCCTTTAAGAGCTAATAAATCTATAAATCCAAACAGGTCTTGTCTAATTCTGGCAAATGCGTTCCAATGCTCTACTACAGCTACTGTGTAGCCTTCTTCTCTAAGTTTCTTTAGGCTTAGCTGTGTCGGTGATATTGCCAAATTGTTCTCCGTTAGGTTTATCGGTTCCGTCTTTAAAACGCTTATCTATTTCTAATTCTCTTAATATTTTATGTGGAGTTTTTTTTGGCAATGGGTCTATTTTTTTTTGCTTACCAAATATTCTATCCCAACCATCTTCAAACTCTTTAGTATTAGGTTTGTTAATAAGACTGTCACCAGTAATTCCGTTAGTAGATGCCATTTATTTTACCTCTATCATTCCATGTTCTAAAAGATATTGCATAGTTCCTATGTAAGCACGATTCCACATTGCACGTCTATCTTCACGAGATAATGTTTTACCATTGTCTAATTCTGTATGACAAATATGGCATAGTGCTGCTACAAGTGCATCGGATACTTTCATACCCATTCCTTTACCTTCATTCCTGTGAGCTGCACAAACAGATTCAGATAAACGACCACAGCATTGACATGGCAGTTCTCTAAGTAATTTAATGAGCTTGGGATTGCGATAAACCATCTTGGAATGAGCATCCGTATTCGTTAGCAAATCTTAACACATTTTCTATAAACTCTGCAAATTGAGCTGTATCTAAATCAGATGTAGAAGGAACTACAATAACAGGTTGACCAGCTACTTCTTTTGCATATTTAAGAAACTTGTATTTCATAAGATCATGCAATTCTTCTTTTGTATAACCAAGATGATCTGATAATCCTTCAAGGATAGCCCAGTACATATCGTTTTGAGATAGATTACGAATTGCTTTGCGTTCTGTCACTTGTACTTTCCAAACCTTATTAAAATCTAGTTCTTTTAATTTGGTTATTAAGTTCGGCAAATTTGCTCTTGTCAAATTGTATTTTATCATCTTTCCATCCTTTGCTTTTAAATACTAATCCATCTTTAGATGTAGCTTTATATTCTACTTGACCAAATTCTTTTTGTATAGCCTTTAGAAAATCATTTATAGAACATTTATCTTGCATTTGGACTCTCCTTGTATTTTAATCCCTTTTGGTCAAACCAAAAATTAAAAGACCCTTCCCATTGACTATTGCGTTGCTTTTGAACAAACACTTTACAATCTGGCATAATTTTAAGTTCTGCTTCAGGAGTTTTACCAGCTTCTATTAACTGTTCCTTTTCACGATTACGCCAAACACAAATAATATTATCAGTAAGATTTCTAATATGAGAACTTCCCATTATATTTGTAGCATCTGGTATTTCTTTTTCATCTTTCATTTTACGAGTATGTGCTACCAAAAATACATGAATGTTTAGATCACGACATATTACAGCAAGACGATCACAAAACAATTTTTGTCTTTCTAAAGATTCTTCTGATATGTCAGCCATCTTCATTAAACTATCAATCACAAATACTTCGCATCCTAAAATATGTTTTCCATAATACAATGTAGCAAACATATCTTCAGATGTTGTTGTTCCTAACTGATCGTAAATAAATAATTTGTCTTTAGCTCTATCAGCCCATTTTAAAATAAAATCATCTGTAGGTTCTGGTGAGCCTAAAGTTTGAGTAAGCATACGAGCTAATGTTAATACAGGTCGCATTTCTAAAGACGCTATTAAACATTTGGTATTCTGTTTCATCATGCCTAATATAACTTGAGATAGCCACATAGATTTACCATGACCAGATACGCCAGTAAGAACTGTTAGCTCAGCTTGCCTAACCCTAAACTTATCTTCCGTCTTAACCCAGCCCAACGATTTACCAGAATGAATTTCCTCACCGAAATACTTGACCAAATCATTAGCAAATATATCCGTAGCTTTAATTTTAAACTCTGCATGACTATACTCCTGTTGGTAATAATCAGTAACTACAGACTGATTGACTGTTAGTTTATCTAATGCTTCTCCTACATCCATTAAATTCCACCTTCCCATGCTTTACGGATTTGAGGAATATTATTGTCCTCCCAGCGTTCTTGATTTAATAACGTAAGGGGGCTAGGGGAAAATCCTTCAATCCATTGTTTAGATTCTTTCATCTTCTCAACATAAGCTATCACCTTATCAGCGATTAAGTCAAGGTCTTTTGCTTTCCATTTTTCCAAACAAGTTTTTTTATTAACTTTTCTAGTAGTGGGATATTTTTCCCAGAACTCATTAAATCGCACAGAGTGTTTTATTATCTTATCTTCTCTTATCTTATCTGTTATAGATTCATTATAGAATTTGTCTAGACTTTCTCCTGTAATTAGCCAAGAATCAAGTTCTTTAAGCATTTTTTCTACAAAATCTATAGGTTTTCTTAATCTAAAAGCAATCTCTGAAACTTGTGGCAAATTACCCTGTGCTTCACTAGCTAAACACCATAATTTAAACAATGTGACTTGTTTTATATCATCCATCATCATAAAATCAGCGTCATTTAGCAGATCACGACCATAACATTTAAACCATTTCATATCTGATTTGTGCTTATAATGATTGTACTTATCCCAGTTCTTAATTCTCATATTCTCTCCTTAAAATAAACATTCTTCATATAATTCTGACATTGGCACGACTTTTGCTTTAGGCGGTCTAGGCAGAATATGGAGCTTACAATTAGGTCTATTCTCAAGAAACCATAGAGCAGAAGCCTTGTTACTAAAGGCTCTGAAAGGTTTTCCGTCAAATTCATCTAAAATTACATAACGTAAGATTTCCATAGCCGAAACATTACCACAATTAAAATCTACTTGCAAACTATTTTATTTATAGATTTATTATAGAAAATGCTTGACATGGTTTTTTATATCATTAATATAACCATTGTAGTATTTAACTTTTAGGAGAGAAAAGATGAGTATTAAAACAATGATTGTAGGATGTGTAGCCTTCTATGCGTATATAGCTTTATGCCTTTATGTTATGGGCAAGTTAGCAGGAGCAATATAATGGAAAGACATTTAGATCCAGACGCATATTTAGACGATATGGAACGTCTTGAACAACAAGAACAAGAGGCTTATCATAAACTTGACCAACAGGAGAAACATGATGACTAAATGGTTATGGTTGTTTCTTTTTATATTTTGGGGGTATATAATATGGCGAATGGTTTAGAACATATAGCTAATATTCTTAAACGATTGAATGACGAAATTAAACTTGATAATGACAAATGGGAGAGAGCAAATGGATCAAGAGATGTATTACACACAAGTAATGATGGAGCTTCAACAGCTAGAGGAAGTGACAATGGAAGCTGTGGTAAATTTGAGAAACAAAGTAATTCAAAACATGGAGAGTAATGATGAGTAAATATTTAGAACTTCGTAAGATTGACGTATCAGAGCATATTGACAAAAAAAATGGACTTAGTTATCTTTCATGGGCTTGGGCTGTAGATGCACTACTTCAACAAGATCCTAATGCTACATGGGAATATAAAGAACCAGCTAAGTTTGGTGAAACGCTTATGGTGTTTTGCTCTGTAACAGCTTTTGGCAAAACTATGACAGCTCAATTACCTGTTATGGATTATCGTAACAAAGCTATACCTAACCCAGATGCGTTTGCTGTAAATACAGCTATGCAGCGTTGTTTAGCTAAGGCTATAGCATTACATGGTATTGGTTTATATATCTATAGCGGTGAGGATATTCCAGAATCAGAGCAGCCAACATTAAAGGCTGTATCTAGTAAGGATTTTCTATAATGGAAGCTCAAAGAATTGATGGAGTTGTTAATGAGTCATGGCTGGCTCAAAGATTAGGAAAAGTCACAGCATCACGTCTTGCAGATGTAATTGCAAAAACTAAAACAGGTGTATCTACATCACGTCAAAACTATCTTATACAGCTTGTATCAGAACGCTTAACAGGCAAAAAAAGTGATAGCGGATTTATTAATAAAGCTATGGAAGATGGTATTGAAAGAGAAGGTGCTGCTAGGGCACTTTATATGCTTAATAATGATGTTTCTGTGATAGAAGTAGGTTTCTTTGACCATCCTGTTATTGCAAATAGTGGTGCTAGTCCTGACGGAGCTGTTGAGTCAAGTGAGTCTGGTAAATATGCTGGGCTTATTGAGATCAAGTGCCCTATAGAAACTACACACACTAATACCCTAATGAGCAAATCAGTTCCTAGCAAATACATTCCACAGATACAATGGCAAATGGCTTGCACAAATGCCAAGTGGGTAGATTTCGTGAGCTATAATCCTAATTTTCCTGTAGAATTACAGCTATTCGTATCTAGAGTTGAAAGAAACGATGAGTTAATTAAGGAGCTAGAAGCTGAAGTTATTAAGTTCTTGGATGAAGTAGATCAAACAATTATTAAACTTAAGGAGCAATAAGATGGCTGAATATGATAATACTAATACCTTTGCATTATTTAAAAATGATAAAGGTGATAACCCTAAACGACCAGACTACACAGGTACTGCAAATGTAGATGGTATTGAGTTTAGAATTAGTGGCTGGATTCGTGAAAGTGCTAAGGGTAAATTTATTAGCGGATCTGTACAATTAAAAGATAATAATTCTGCTGGTGCTAGTAAACCTGTAGATGAGGATGTTCCTTTCTAGGAGCATCCACATATATCACTTTTTTACGTTTAATTATTTATTCATGACGTACATTGTCACTTCAAAACCAAAACGCATTTCATTACAAACTGGTGTTGTCCACATAGCATATACTCCTTTCTTTAGATTTATGTTAGCATTATACGCTTATGTGGCTTATGCTACGACTGTAAAACCATTAGAAAGGTATATGTAATATATGGATACAATTAATTTACAAGATTACGATGTTTATTGTATTGCTTTAGCAACCTATGCAGAAGCAAGAACAGTTCAAGAAAAAACAAGTGTTATTCAGTTAATTGCCAATCGTGTAAAGTCTGGTAAATTTGGTGTAGACGCTTGTGAGGTCACTTTTTCTCATGGACAATTTATTGGCATAGCTGATATAGTTTCAGGTAAGCATGAATATCCAGATAAACAAACCATTTTAGAACATGAGTTATTAGTAATTGATACATTGTATAAACATAAATATACAAACTTAATAGCTAATAGCCTTTACTTTCATGATAAATCTATAAATGATATGTCTAAACAATGGAAGCGTAAAAAAGTTACTCGTGTTGATTCACTTACATTTTATTAAGGAAAATCATGGCAGATGCTTGGATCATAGAAGAATTAAATAGCAACGGTGATGTGGTATGGGAATGTGTATTGCGTCAAAGACCCACAAATATGTCATGGTATAAAGACATTCCTAGTAAAACTCATACGCTTCGCATAACTGAATTGGAAAAAAATATGAATACAGTTGAAACTCACACAAACATTAAAAGCCTTAAAGATGCAACAAAAAGATTAGTGGAGGCAAACAATGGACTATAGCCCTAAACTATTTTTAGCTACACCTTGCTATGGTGGGCTTGTATATGCAACATTTGCTGAGTCTATGCTACAGCTTCAAAATGGATTATTAACTCGTGGATGGGATGCTTTCTCATCATTCTTAAGCAATGAATCACTTATTACTCGTGGTCGTAATTCTCTTGTAAATGACTTCTTGGAAACTGATTGTACGCATCTTATGTTTATAGATGCTGACATTGGATTTGAGGCAGATGATGTATTTACTATGGTTGAAGAAGATGTAGAACTTATCTGTGGCATATATCCTAAAAAGCAAATTAACTGGGATATGGTAAGAACAGCTATAGATAAGAAAATTGAAAACAAATTCTTACAATATTTTACAGGTGCTTATGTAGTTAATAACAAAGATGGAGTTAAGATTGATCGTGAGAATAAGTTTGAGATCAATAATGGTGGTACAGGGTTTATGTTGATTAAACGTGAAGTGTTTATGAAGTTAAAAGATAAATGCCCACGATATACTAATGACATGGCAGATGTAAATGACCAAACAGTTTTAGGTAAAACAATTATAGAATACTTTGATACTAGTATAGATCCTGAAACCAATAGACTATTGTCAGAAGATTATCATTTCTGTAAACTAGCTCGTGATAACGGTATTACAGTTTGGGCTGCACCTTATGCTAGATTATCACACACAGGTACTTATCAATTTAGTGGAAGATTAATGTAATGACTACATGGTATTCAATGGCTAGGGAAGAACAACAGGCTTTAAAAGTAAGGGAATATATAAAATCACATCCTAAGTCTAATTTAAAATCTATCATTCAAGATTGTGGAGTAACACGATATAGATTAGCTTATTTATACAGAACAGGGCAGATTAAATTACCATTACCAACACCTTATGGAGAACGACATGGAAAAAATATTAAAAATAATTGATTATCTTATTTATTTTATGGTAGTATTCGCAATGATATGGTTCTTTTACGGAATGTATCAATTTATTGATTTAGTCTTTATAAGGGGATAGATATGGTAGATATGGTAAATAAGCCTCCGCACTATATGGTAGGCGGTATTGAAGCAATAGACGTAATTAAAAGTCGTTTAACTAAAGAAGAATATATTGGTTATCTTAAAGGATGTAAACTTAAATATGATTTACGTTATCCATTTAAAGATCATCCAGAGCAAGATTTGGAAAAGTCTGATTGGTATAAGAATAAGCTATTAGATGCTACAAAAGATGAAATAGCTGTTAATCC